AATCGATACCATAAAAGATTGTGACTTTGATTGGTGGCAAATTGTAGACCTTGGGAAAAAGGAAGTTGTCGCCGGTAACGGGAGTGGACATACGGGATTATTTGGAAAAGTCGATGCTTTTGTTAAGGCAGACAACGTATAAAACTTGACCATAAGGCTGTAGAGTTTGCCAAAGACCTCTGCATGATTGAAAGGGACAGGTTTTTTCAGACACAAACAGGGATCAGGGTTTTGATATTTGAAACGACCAAGCATACTTTAAGGATGTTGGAGGAGTGATGGCGAGAAAAATAGTAGATGATATTTCTTCTTCCAAATTGTTATCTTGTCCTTTTTGTGGAGGCGAAGCCCACATGACCATAACGGAAGTTGGGGATACCACAACTGGAGTTGGTTGGGTAGTCCAATGTGGAAATTTTAATTGTCCCGCTGGACAACAAGTTCAGTATTGGAATAATGAGAAAACTGCATTACTTTTCTGGAACATGCGGGAGGGAAGTGATGGCGCATAAGGTAGCAGAATTTGGAGAGTTCAAAGATAGTGTAACCGTGGAATGTGAAGATGGCGTGGTGTTTCATATTGAGAAAGAACAGTTTCTTCTCATAGAAGCTATTGCAAAAAAGATATGCAAGGAGGAGTTCGATGTACGAGAAAAAGAACATAAGGGACGAATTCGAGGAACTGATATTCGACACGATCAGAATGGCAAAGGAAAATCAGACACCGATAACAAGAACGGAGTTCATCAAGTGGATTCCGAGAATGGTGATGGCCCATCATGATATATATGGAGGAGAAAGTAAATGAGCAACAGGATTGATGTGATATGCAGTGACTGTTATTACTATATCAACGAAGAAATGCGTGGGAACACTCCAATCGGTGGTGGTGTCAGGGCCGGTGAATGCCATGGAGTACCGCCAGTAGTTGAAAAGGGTTGGCCCGTGGTGGAACCTATTAATATCGGTTGCATTAACTGGAAAAAGGGTGGCGTGTTACAGAATATTATCACTTCGCCCAAAATACCTGAGATTACCATATCTGATGTGGATGCGCCGGAAGAGGAACCAATCACTTCTCTCAGCGGACTACCTGGAATAAAGGAGGGACCATGCCCATCTACGAATATCTCTGCGAGTGTGGAGAGAGGTTCGACCATTTCTCAAAAACCCGGCGACGAATCGGCTCCATTATCACTTGCCGCTGTGGCAAAAAAGCTAAACGAATCCCCAGCAGTTTTGGATTCTCCGTCTGGGGGACCGTCTATCGGGACAAACCCGACGGAGAAAAGACAATAGAAGACTTTATGAATCTGAAAGAGAGAGAACTGATAGACGCACCGACAAGGGGGTTTATAGGATGAAAGTTGTATATTTATATTGTTCTGGTTTTAAAGTTGTTCAAATTTATACAGTTTCTGAGAATACCACGATAACTGATTGGCCCCTGTAAAATGCGTTACGGCAAATACAAAGGCACGATGCACTATGTCTTTGATAACGAACATGACTTCAGCAGGTGGTTTCAAGGAAAACCTCCTGCTATAAGTCAGGACTGGCGCAATGCACAAGCGGGAGAATGGGTTTGGAGTGACGACGGACGCATTGTAGAGATCCTAAAAAGATCTCAACCAAATGGATGTAACTATTATTTTGTTCTCACTATTGTGGGTACATTTGTTAATGGTGCTAAAAACTTCATGGATACCGACTTTTCAAGACACGAATCAAGGTATTCGCTGAACGGGAAACTCACAAGAAAATTTGGAAAACATAAAGATACCGATAAACTCACACGGGCGGAACTTGTCTTTATCGCATCTCTCATAGTAACCGGAAAACCCTATGAATCCTTCAAAATTGCCTTTCCAAAGGCAAAAAGTGAAGATTATATCTATTCAAGACTGATATATTTACTTGGACAGGAAAGAATAATGAATGAAATTCGTAAATCTGTCGCAGAATCGGCTGAAACAGCCGGTATAAACATCGAATGGATATTTGAAATGCTAAAAGAACTCGGAGAAAAGGCGAAAAATGAACACGTTCGCCTTCAATCCGTACAAACCGCTGGACATTATCTCGAAGTAGAACCCAAAGCCCAGATGCAACCGCAATTTCCGGGACACTCTGGATTTATTGGAGATGCGGAAGTCAAAGAAGTGATAGAAACCGAACAAAAACGAATAGAAGCAAATACTTAGTCCATTATTTTGATAAATATTCCATTGATCTGCAATATCATCGGGGCAAGACCCCACTTCATTAAGTATTTTCCAATCCAAAACGCTCTCGAACGCAAAGACCTGCTTATTCACACGGGTCAACATTACGATTACGAGATGTCGAAACTGTTCTTTGAAGAATTTGATCTCAAAACTCCAGATTATCATTTAAACGCAGGAAATTGTGTAGACACAATTTTTGAAGAGACTCGTAGTATTCTCAAAAAAGAGAAACCTGAAATCGTGGTGGTTTATGGTGATACCAACTCAACTCTCGGAGGAACACTCGCTGCCCATTCTCTGAATATACCAGTAGCGCATGTAGAGGCGGGTGTACGGAGTTTTTCTACAATTATCGAGGAATACAATAGGGTTCAGGTAGATCGTCTCTCTACGTGGCGTTTCTGCCCCTCTGAGAAGGCTTTGGTTAATCTGCGTGCAGAAAAATTGGACGGAGTTTTTACGGGTGACGTAATGAAAGACGTTATCCTGAAAACCCGTAGAAGAAAAAAACCTAAACCATTCAATCTCTTGACGATCCACAGGGCGGAGAATACAACACCTGAGAAGTTTGAAGAACTGATGGATTTTGTCAAAAGATTTCCGTACACTACATACTTTCCTATCCATCCACGTACTAAGAAGTTATTTAAACCCATTGAAAACATCGTTCCACTCAAACCACTAAGTTATGTAGAATTAATAAGTTACATAGAGTGTGCCAATATTGTATTGACAGATTCCGGCGGGATTCAAAAGGAGGCTTACTGGTTAAGAACTCCCTGTATTACTTTGAGAGATGAGACCGAGTGGACAGAGACAGTAGGAAGTGGATGGAATATTCTTTGGAAAGACAGTGGGCAGGGTTTTAGTCTTAGGGAACATCCTGATTTTTATGGGGATGGAGAAGCGGCAAAGAAGATAACGGAGATTTTAAATGCCAAAAGCGTTACATAAAAAACTTGCACGTTCAGCGACCAAGAAGGGCTTGAGGGGTAAACGCAAAGACGCTTACATCTACGGAACAATTAAAAAGATTGAAAAGCGTAAGGGCAAGTCCAAACGATAAATATAAACCAATACTCTCCCGTACAACTTTCCAGAATGGAAAAACATCTTGAAGTCGCACGGAATGATCTCATTTCATTCGGGAAGTTGTTTCTTCAGGGTGATTTTGGGAAATCGGAAACACCTGATTTCCACAGAGAGATAGCACGGGCATATCTTGCCGAGGACATCACAAAGCAATTAGCAATCATAATTGCCAGGGGACATGCGAAATGCCTCAGTGCGGAGATGGAAGTTCTTACTGCTGATGGTGATTATGTCCCGGTCAATAAATTACAAATTGGTCGAAAAATTATTGCTATAGACCAAAGAACTCTTAAGCTAACTACAGATGTTATAAAAAACTCATCGTTTTCTGGAATTCAAAAAACTTATGAAGTTACAACAAGAACTGGTCGTCGCCTTGTTGCATCCAGGGGGCACAGAGTCCTCACATTTGATGGGTGGAAAAAGGTAGAGGAAGATTTACAAGTTGGTGATTTGGTTGCATCAACCAGACATCAACGGGGTATTGGTAAATTAAATCCAACTCCAGAAACTTTTAAGTTGATTGCTCACTTACTCATGGAGGGTGGACTCAGCCAAAGAGATGTTTTATATACAAACTCCAACAAAGAGGTTATTGAAGATTGCAAAAAATGTGCAGAATCTCTTGGGTTTACGTTTAAGCATAAGGATAGATACACATATAGACTTGGAGGTATTCGTAGAACTGGGAAACAATATGCTAATCGTGTAAATATTGCACGGGAATGGGTGGAGACATGGGGAATTATGGGGCATACTGCACTAACTAAGCGCGTTCCGAAAGAGATTTTTAGATTATCAGATAAAATTCTTTGGGAATTTATTAATATTGTGATGGTAACAGATGGATGGTTTGCCGTTGAGAGTGGTTGTGCGGGTGTAACCTTGGCGAATGAGGGATTAATAGATGATCTGAGAAAAATGTTCCATCGTGTTGGTATTATAACAACAAAGTTTTATAGACCAACCGATCATGCTGGTGCTTGGACATTACAATTTAGTAGAACTGGAATAGGTTTATTGGTGAGAAAGTGCGATCTCTTTCATAAAAGACAGAACGCTCGCAAGATATTAGAAAAAGAGGGTTACTCATTAATAGACGTTTATCCTAATAAATTATGGGAGTATCGAAAACATAAAGCAATACATTTTAAACGGAACGGACTATCCATATCAAATAAGTATAGCATTACAAGAAATAAATTAAAAAGGGCGATTGCGTTAGATGGCGGGAATGGTGTTTGGAGTCATTATGAGGAAGCTGATGTTTTTTGGGATAAAATAATATCAATTAGGCCATATAAGACCGAAGAAACATTTGACATAGAAACGGAACGGCATCACAATTTTATAGTTGATGGATTAGTAGTACACAATACCACACTCACTAAAGCCTTTATTTTACATAGATTTCTGTTCCATAAACAAGGTGATCCACCGTTATTTTTCGGATGGGTTGCCGACTCTCTCGGAAAGTCCTTTCGCAATGTCGAATACATCTCTCAGCAGATTATGTTCAATGAGAGAATTAAGACCTATTTCGGAGATCAATGCGGGAAACACTTCAACAAGAAGTGGACAGAGCAAGACATTGTTTTAGCCAACGACTGTACTCTCATATCAAGATCAAACGCACGAAGTCTCAGGGGAGAGACAAAGGGTTCGGTAATTGGGGGTTCCCAGAGATACAACGTCATTATTCTTGACGATATTGAAAACGAAGAAAATACTCTGACCTTAGAGTCACGCACAAAGATAAAACGTACCGTGACCAATGCGGTTTATCCTGCTCTCGATATTTATAATGGAAGATTAATTTTTAATGGCACACCTGTTCATTACGACTCTCTCTGCCAAAACATTTTAGATGGTTGGAAAAAGGCTATTCATGATGGAACTGAAGAGGATTACAGTTATCTCGTAATTACTTATAAAGCCTCTCAACCGACAATGCCTGGTGGCGTTCTGTGGGAATCCTATATTCCACGGGCAGAACTCAACAAGAGAAGACAGTTCTATATCGACAATAACAATCTCCCCGGATATTCTCAGGAATACGAACTCGAACCGCAGGGTAACGAAAACCGTATTTGGACAAGAGACCATTATATCATTCACAATGCTTCTTATATGTGGAATGAGTTAGAGAAGCAAAGTTATTTGACATGGAAGAACGAAACCTTTCCAATAAATTGTTTTTGGGGTAGCGATCCCGCTACGGATATTAAGACCAGAAATTCCGACAACTCTGTTATCATGGTCATCGCAGAAGATAATTTAAAAAGAATTTTTGTTTTGGAGTATGTTTCTAAACTTGCCATACCGCAGTTAGGACTCAGGGACGCAAATGGGAAACTGGTAGGCGGACCAGGTGTGGTGGATTATATATTTGAACTCAACGACAAGTACCATTGTAAAAATGGAACCGTGGAAGATGTAGCCATGACTCGTGGGGTAATGCAGGATATAGAAGCAGAAAAGTTCAGGCGTCACAGATATGACCTTATCGCTATTCCCACCGATCCCGGCGGACATGAAAAAATAAATAAAATCAAGATGGGTCTCAATACCATGTTCTCTTACAGACTCATTCACTACAGGGATGAACATTATACACTTAGAGAACAGACTGAGAATTTTGGCGATAAAATGAAACATGATGATGAAATCGAAACACTTCTCTTTTGCACTTTGAATATGTATCCGCCAGAATATCAAAAAGAAAAACTGAATCGTTGGAATCGTTCTCCCGCTAAAAAATCTAAAAGTTGGGTAACTGCATGAGTGAGAAATTAGCCAAAGAAAATAGAGAATTATTTATAAATTCCAAGACTGGAAGTTATGTCCAGTGGCGTACGACACAGCAAAAAGCATACGACTTTGCCCATTGTGACCAATTGACCAGTAAGGAACTCTCCGATCTTACGAGTGCCGGAATGCCCACATTTATTGTGGATAAGATTTCCGGCAGTGTGGATGTTCTTATATATTTTTTAACAGCCAACAATCCTGGAATATATGTGGTTGGCAGAGAGGGAAGCGATACAGACCTCGCCTCGGTTCACGACGCTCTTGTAGAGTATTGTTGGGACTTATCCCTTGGTAAGAGTCTACATGGTCAAATACTGAGAAATTCTCTCACGAAAAGTGTGGGGTACTGGTTTGTCACTATAGACCCCAATGCTGACAGAGGGATGGGAGAGGTTGTCTTGAGGAGTCTTAATCCGTGGGATGTATATGTGGACCCCGCTTCAACCGATATTCTCTATCGGGATGCCGGATACATTCTCATAAAAAAAGACTTTACTCGCAGGCAATTAAAAAATAAACTCCCGCAGTTCGCTTCAAAGATAAACAAAGCATCTGGCAATGACGAACACAGTACGGGATACTCTGACAGGGATACGACTCAATCCGCAAGTATTCAACCTGCGGATATTACTACAAGTGTGGATAACAGAGAGTCGGACTGGATTGATTACTATGAAAGATATGAAAAATATAAGGCAAAGTTTGTCACAGTTACGGCCAGAACAGAACCCAGTCAGGTAGAGATCGACGAGATTAAAAAGAAAGTTCAAACAGAAGTTGCGTTCTTTGAAAAGAAATTAGTTAAAGAACTTGAGAGTCAGGCTATTCAACTGAGAGATGCTTTTTCCCGTGAGACAATATCGAAAGAACGGATGAATTTTGAACTTCAGAAACTTCAGGAAGATGCCAAAAAGGCTGTCAAAGACTATCAAGTGCAAGTGACCAATGATGCGATTAACAGTATTACTACCACTCAAACGTCCACTGTTACCGAGAAGGAATATATTCAGTTAAAGGACAGTGAGGTATTTAAGGATAAGATTGTTAATGCGGTTCCATATTACAAAGACAGGGTAAGGGTAATCGTTTCTGTTGGAACGGATACATTTCTTTATAAAAATGAACTTCCCGGTGGGGACTATCCCATTATTCCTGTTCCATACGGTCACACAGGGACACCATATCCTATGAGTGCTGTACAGAAAGCCGTGGGAACTCAACAGGAAGTCAACAAGGCGCATCAGTTGATGATTCACAACGCTTCTCTTGGGTCGAGTCTTCGATGGAAAAGAAAACCGGGCGCAACGACTAAAGACTTTCCGACACAGATTACAATGCCCGGTGGGATTATAGATGTTCTTACTGGAAATCTTGATGATGTTAAAGAGATTTTGCCTGCTCCGCTCAATTCTGCATTCTTTCAGGTAGCGGAAAAAGGTGAACAGATCATCGAAGAACTCATGGGAGCCAAGGCGATTCTTCGTGGCGGAAAAAGTAGTCAGGAGACTTTTAGGGGATATCTTGCCGAAGAAGAGGCCTCCACACGAAATGTCAAGGCATGGATGGGCAATGTCGTGGAACCAGCTCTCGAACAAGTCTTTAAGGTCTTTACCAGTTATTCGCAGGCGACCTATCAATCTTACAAGATTTTCCGAATCATCAACCCGGATACCGGAGATGTAAAAAAATATGAACTCAATATTCCAATCTATCCCGACCTCACGAGAGACATTGAGAAATATCATGATTATGAATCAACTACTTTTGATATAAAAGTTAAACCCGGAAGTACCTTGCCGGTAAACCGATGGGCGGTTTTGGAACGATATGAGAAGTGGTTTGAAATTGGCATTGTAGATGATATTGCTTTTCTCGCAGAAACAGATGTGAAAAATAAAGAGGAACTCATTAAGAGAAAGTCTATCTATGCTCAACTCTCTCAGGAAAACGAAGCTCTCAAAGAGGCCTTGAAACAGAAAGAAGGCACTATTGAAACCTTCACAAGGGAACTGGAACATTCCGGTATAAAGGAAAAAGTCAAAAAGGCGGAAGTTGAGATAGATAAGGTCGTAAATAAAGTAAAGTCAGAGATCATCGCAAAACAGATGATTCATACCGGAGCGATGAAACTTATAGAAGATAAAGCAAGGCAACAGGAAAAACCACAATTAGCTAAGAAAAAGTAATCTATGTTTTCAATAAGTAGAATGAGTTGGTCGCCACTCGACTGGGAAATTGTTTTTTGGGAAAGTAATAAACTACATATTTTTATTTACCCATTAGGTTGGTGGAGTACATGTGTTTGTGTCGGAAGTATGGATATGTTTGCAAGATATATACAAGAATGGTATGATAAGGACGGATACCATGAAAATGGAGTTATGGAAAGACATTACGATATAGGTCCATTCGGAATAGATATTAAATCTCAACTCAACTAAAGGAGGCAACATGCCAAAAACAGCGGATAACCCGAAACCGGACTCCGCAGAGCTTAATTTTCCATCTATCCCAAAAGATGAGGGAACCTCTGCAACGGAGAACCTCGCAGGACAAAACCTTCCACCACTTGAAGAAAGATACAAAAAATCAAGTGCGGAGGGTATACGGCTTGCCAAAGAATTGGAAGCCGAGAAAATAGCAAGAGAAGCATTAGAAACCGAACGGGATATCATCAAAAACGAACTTAGTGAATTCAGCGACTATGCTTCATTTATAAAATCTCTTAAAGACGACCCAAAACTCGTACAACACATCACGAGTTATTGGCAACCGAAAGAAGAAGAGAATTTGCAGGACTTAGATTTGACCGATCCCAAAGTATTTGAGGAACAGGTCAAGAAAAAGGCACAGGAAATTGTTCGTAACGAACTCGCAACTTATAAACAATCGTCCGCCAAGGAAAGTGCGATGGAAAGACAGATTCAAGACTTTCTGATAACGCACCCGGACAAGAGTAGAAAAGATGTTGAGGAATTAATAGGGTGGTCAAAAAGCAACCCGATGACTCTCGATCATCTTCTCATGCTCCGTAACCCGGAAGAATTTTCCAAGAAGGTGGCACAGACCACCAGAACGGGCATAACCGAACAGATGCGAAAGATTGCCGACACTCCCGCAAGTCTTGCAACGGCTAACTCCGAAGGAACGCCAGCCTCGCCTATCGATGAATTGTTCAATGCGCAAAAACGGCGTATTGACGGTAACAACTTGGACATACAAACAAAGAGCGAGTAGCTTGGTGATCGGCCTTGCCTCGCTCAATCATGGAGGCATACATGGCTACAGATACCCCATTGACCATTTCCGATCTTGCCCAGACTGACCAAGAAACCAGTTATGGCATAGGTGACATTAGACGTTCATACGCCTATGGCTCAAGCCGTCTTTCCAAATTAAATATTCCTCAAGACCCGCTGTTTAGGATTCTCTCTGAAAAGAGAACCGATCCTACACCGGATACGATATTTAAGTATACCGAGGAACGCCCGTTCCTCTGGAAGCGGTACGCCTATGTCTTAGCCGGAAAGACTTGGACTGGAACAGGAAATGCGCCAGTAACCGGTTATACCGCAGACGATGACTATCGAGTCATCGGAATCACTCCTCAGACGCAGGGTACATACGTTGCGTTTCAGATGGGAACTGATTATAAGTCTTCGGGAAACCAACAGAATATTTACGGCCAGAGCAACAATGAAATTACCATTGGAGCTACTGGCACACTCCCCACATTTTTCATGGAAAATCAGATCATCAGGGTCTCTATGAAGTCCGCAACCGGTGACCTCGTAGCAGATGATTACTTCACTTTCAGGATTATGGATGTGCAGACTTCAGGCCAGTACGCTTATGTCGCTGGCAAGATTGTCCATCCTCTTAGCACCTCGACTAATTATTTTTTCTGTTCGTGGCCTGCTGGAGTAGTTCTGAGTTCGACCTATGATTTGGCTCATGGACATGATGTGGGCGCAACAAAAACAATTATGGAAGCCGCAAGATCGTATGTGGTTGGTAATGCGTATCAGAAAGGTTCAGGTTTGCCCGATACATACGAAACCCAGCCGTACTACAATCGTTACGGTGCGACCATGATCCAGAAACAATCTCTCTCAATGGACAACAGTACAATGGCGACCGAGTTAAAGCTCGTCAAGAATGAATACAATCGTCTGTGGGATGAGAAAACAATGCTTCACAAGTGGGACATCGGAAACGAGATTTACTTTTCTGATCTGTATATCGAAACCGGTGGCCCGCAGCATACCGAAGGAATCTGTTCGTGGACGTTGAATTACGGGAATGTTTTTTCTCTCACTACTGCCAAGAATCAGGACAATTTTCTTGAAGATATGTCTACCCTCTTTGACCCTCGGTACAATCAGATCAATAAATGTCTCTTCGTTGTGTCAACTCTGTATTACAACTGGTTGCATAAACTGGCAGGTTATCCCCTTCAGAATTTGACAACCGGTATAATCGGAAGCACGGCGACCTATTACTATTATGACTTTGCCAAGAACGGCGGACGAACTCTGGGCGGTGCTGACATTTTTGCATTCAGTACGCTTTACGGCCCGATGTACGTTCTGAAAGACCCCCATTTGGACGGCACACAGATCAAAATGTTGGCTGTTCCCCTGGGACAGATTAAATATCGCCCATTGGTCGGTAATGGAAAAAACAGAGACACCACGATCTATAAGGGTGTTCAGAACATCGAGAACACTGGAACCGATGCAACCGTTGACCTGATTCAGACTGAGTTCGGTGTTGAACCCGCTCTGCCTGAAGCATGGGCAGTATGGAAATAGGAGGCAATCATGTCCGGTTTAGATAGAGTATATTTCGGTAATCATTCCGACAAGTTTGTCACGAGTTCCATACGAGCGCAAGGTCTGGTTGACTGTCCATTAATCAGTTCTGGAATAAGAATCGGTACGTCCGGGACCACCGATGCCGTGGAGATTCCCCCCTTGGCTATTGTGACCAAGGTGGGTCTATGGAATACCGGAACCGCTATCGCAAGTGCATCGCTTTCTGTCGGCGTATCTACCGTAATTGACAAGTTCATTGATGATGCCAGCACAATCGCTGCAAACGATATTATTTTCAGTGGTCTTGCCGGTACGGTAGACGCAGATCCCGTTGCCGGAGCTTACTTCGCCGATGGCGGAGTTATCCAACTCATTGTAAAGGCAACTGGAACTGACAATTCCACCGTTAAGGTTCTTGTATGGTACACTGGGACAAACTAAAAGTCGGAGGTTATTATGTCAACTGACAAAGTTTATCTCGGTAACAAGAACAACAAATTTCAGATGAGTTCTATCAGACTTCAGGGAATGTGTGACTCTCCGCTGATTAGTGCTGGTATTCGTGTAAATGCGAGTGCCACTACTAATGCTGTGGAGGTTCCGCCTCTGTCCATTGTTTACCAGGTTGCTGTCTGGGCTTCTGCAACCGCTATCGCATCCGCATCAATCAATGTCGGTGTTGCGGGTACGATTGATAAGTTCATTGGTGCTTTGACGACCATTGCAGCCAACGACATCGTATACAGTGGACTTGCCGGTACAGCGAATGCTGATCCTGTAGGTGGAGCTTATTTCCCAAGTGGTGGAGTTATCCAGCTTTCTGTGGATTCCGCAGCAACTTTGGACTCTACGGTTAAAGTGATGGTATGGTATACCGGGACAAGCTAAACATTTAGGGATTGGGGGAGCTACTATGCTCCCCTTTTCCCGAATTTTGGAGGAGAAAATGAAGATCACGATAGTAGCAAAGCGTCCGTGCATTCGGGTCGCCAAGGAGGCATTTGCACTTCACGCTCTGGGGCATGAGATAAATCTTGTCTCACCCGTGATGGATACGGATTACCCATATTCGAGAGTGATGTACTGGAGTAATCCGAAAGAACTTGAGGACGCAGTAAAGTTAATTGACAAAGAAACAGATATATTTGTAGTTCACAACGAACCAACATGGCCGGTAATGATTGTGAGAGAAGCCCTGCCGGATGCAAAGATAGTTCTTGATTACCACGACAGTCTTTACTGGTACTTTGACAAAGAAGCAGAAGTTGTGGCTCCCAACGAAAAAGCAAGGTGGTTCGAGGAAGACTACTGTGTAGAAGTTTGCAACGGCTTTGTGGTTGGGTTTGAAGATTCAAGGAACGAATTAAGAACCAGAACAGACAGACCAATCAGTGTGGTTCCGCCAGCGGCACTAAAAACAGACTACCGTTATCAGACGCATAATTTTCAAGGAGGGTTGGTTTCTCAGGGAGGACACGCAATACCGGGTCAATTCACAAGAATAGGAGAATATTGGCGAGATTACACGCCACTCTACAAGTACTTGAGAGGAAGATGTAATGTTTTTGCATATGTACCCACGGGTGACAGAGTAACGCAATATTATAAACCATTAGTAACTAGTATAGATTCACAACCTTACGACGTTCTTTTAAATAAACTTGGCGAACACACATGGAACCTGGTAGGGAACTGGACGGATCATGTGGTCTGGCAGTATTCCGCACCGAACAAGTTCTATGACGCTCTCGCCGCAGGTGTTCCGAGTGTGGTATTTCATATCAAGTCCGTGAAGGAGATTATCGAAGAAGACGGACTTGGAATAATTATCGATCATCCTGACGAACTCATCGAGAGATGGGATGAAGCTAAGGCACTCAGAACTCAGGTCATGCTCAAACGAGGCAAGTATTGCATGGAGAACTTCATTGGTAGAGCGATTGACCTCTACAAGGAGGTGATCCGTGATTGAACAACTTGTAATGTCATCGAGTGTAAAGTTTTTCGGTGAGACCGTAGCAAAGATTTATGGACTTCGACTCGCCACAGAACAGGACTATGATCTGAAAGCTCCAACTCTTTTCTGGGGAAACTACACAGGCTTCGACTCTACGAGAATCATGTGCCATACTGGA